GGACGCTGACCTGTATGACGCCCAGAAAAACCCGGGGGCTGAACGCTTCGCGCAGGCTTACGCTTTGATGCTGAAACGCCTGTCCAAAAACACAAAGCAGGATGTCCTGCACCCCGATATGGTCAAGAGTAATCTTTTCCGGCGGCTCAACAAGCAGAGAGCCACATACTCCCTCGGCAACGGCGTGGTCTTTGCGGACGATGACGTAGACAAGGACAGGCTGGGGCAGAACTTTGACGAGCAGATCCAGAAGGCCGGATATTTCGCCCTGATCCACGGAGAGAGCTTTGGATTCTGGAACAACGACCATCTGGTGGTTTTCAAGCTGACCGAGTTCGCACCCCTGTACGATGAAAAGACAGGCCTTTTGCAGGCTGGCGTGCGCTTCTGGCGGCTGAACCCTGACACGGATATGCACTATATCCTGTACGAGCTGGACGGCTTTACCGAGTACACGGAAAGCAAAATCGGCAATGTGATGCAGGAGACAACGCCGAAGCAGGCATACAAGAGCGTGACCGTCACCACACCCGGCGGCGGGCTGGAAAGCGTGGAGGGCGAAAACTACAGCGCTCTTCCCATTGTGCCGCTGTGGGGCTCCGACCTGCACCAGAGCACCCTTGTGGGGCTGAAAGCTTACATTGACAACACCGATCTGGTGATGTCCGGCTTCTGCAATGACTTGCAAGACTTTTCGCAGATCTACTGGCTGTGCGAGAACTTCAACGGCATGACCGATGGCGAGCTGCAGGAGTTTCTTGTCAAGCTGAATCTGTACCACATTGCAGGCGCAGACACTAGCGAGGGCGGCAAGATCACCCCCTATACCACCGAGATCCCTGTGACGGCCCGGCAGGCTCTGTTGGAGCTGCTCCACACACGGGTATATGAGGACTTCGGCGGGCTGGATGTGCATTGTGTCAGCGCGGACAGCACCAACGACCATCTGGATGCAGCTTATGAGCCGCTGAACCAGAACGCGGACGACTTCGAGGCACAGATCAAGCCGTTCATCCGGCAGATCTGCGCACTGGCTGGCTTTGACAACGCTATGCCGGCATTCAACCGCAGCAAGATTACCAACACAGCTGAGCAGGTCGCAACGGTGATTTCTGAGGCACCCATCATCGGGCAGGACATGGCCATTGACCTGTTGCCCAACCTGACCCCGGAACAAAAGGAGCAGGCCAAGGCTGCGCTGATGGCTGAGAGCGCAACAAGGGAGGCCGTGGACGAAGAGGAGGACGAAGACGGTGATGAAACGTGATTTCCGACCGTGACCGAATTTCCACCCGCCAGCTGAACCGCCTGCGCCGCCGTATCCTCCGGGTGTACGGCACTGCCCGCCGGGAGATGCAGGAGCAGCTCACCGAGTTTCTGGGGAAGTACCGAGCGTTGGACGAGCGCAAGCGGGCGCAGCTGGATGCAGGCGAGATCACCGAAGAGGATTACCGCATCTGGCTGCAAAATCAGGTCTTTCAGTCCGATTTGATGCACGCCAAGCTGGACGGCATCACGCAGACCTGCACCACAGCCCAGCAGACGGCCTACAATCTGGCCCGGGACGAGCAATACAACATCTTTTCCTTTGGCGCAAACTGGGCTTTCTACGAGCTGGAACAGGCCGCAGGCGTGACGTTTGGGCTGACCCTGTACAACACCGAGGCAGTCAAGCTGCTGCTCAAAGAAAACCCCAAGCTGGTGCCAAACAAGCGCATCAAGAGCGAGAGCAACCGCACCTATGACGCCCGGGTATTCAATCGCTACGTCATGCAGGGTATCGTGCAGGGCAAGAGTGTCCACGACATCGCCGTGCAGGCCGTAAACGGCATGGCAGACACGGAGATTCACTGGGCCATGAATAACGCCATCACGGCACTCACAGGCGCTCAGAACGCCGGGGCATTGCAGCAGATGCACAACGCCCAGGCTTTGGGCATCGAGGTCAAAAAGCGCTGGAACTCCACCCACGACTACCGCACCCGTGAGATGCACCGCCTGCTGGATCAGGAGACCGCAGACCTTGACGAGCCGTTTAAGGTGCAGGGCTACGAGATCATGTACCCGGGAGACCCCAACGCCGCCCCGGAGATGGTCTATCACTGCCGGTGCAAATTAACCAGCGCGTTGGTCAAGTACCCGAGACAGACCGCAGCCCGGCGGGATAACGTTACAAAAGCTGTCACATCTGACCTGACCTATACCGAGTGGTACAAAGCCAAAGGCGGCACAGAAGCCGAACAGATGTGGTGGGCAAAAGAGCGAAAACGCAGAAAGGAGAGCGCAAAGCATGAAAAATAAGAAGTTTGGGATTGTCGTAATCAACGATGACTTTTTCTTGAACTTTTGCCGTGATTTTAAGCCCCCGTGTGGTTACATTAAGCCTAAACACGCGCGGCCTTCCTACGGAAATGGCGCAAAGCCGCATGAAGCGCACAAACGCCTTATTAGGACAATGGAAGGATTTAGAAAATGAATGTCTTAATGTCAGATGCCGATTATGCGCCGTGGCTTATGGATGCGCTCAAGCTGATTGAAGAAGAGAAGGTCAAAAAACTTGCAGTAGTAGGCATTACTGCCAAAGGTGAGGTCATGACCGGTTATTATCACATGGAAATGTCCGATAAAGCTCTTGTTTCTGCTCATATGCAGGCTGACGCTGTACTGGATTCGGTTTGTTCCAACGGAGAGCTGATCCAAAGACGTTGGGCAGAGCAGGAGGAAGAAGGGGAAGAACCGTGATTCTGCCGATGGAAAACACCGAAAGATGCGTTTTTGCTGGAACAGGCAAATATGACATTCCAGTCATTCAGCCTGAAACAGACATCCGCATTGACAAATTGACGTGGATTCCTATCAACTATGCGTTGACGGCCAAAGACAAAGCCACAAAAGGCGTTCATTTTTACAAGGATGATTACCAATTTGAACGGTTTTGGAACAATCCAGACAAGTACATCCCTCTTTTGCAGCAGTTCGGCGCGGTATGTTCTCCGGATTTTTCTATTTACAATGATATGCCGTTTGCCGTGAATCTTTTTATGCATTATAAAAAGCACTGGTTGGCGGCGTACTGGCAGGCACACGGTATTCATGTCATCCCGACAATCCGAACTTGTGGAGTGGAGAGCTGGGATTGGTGTTTTGATGGTGAGCCAAGAAATGCCATTATAAGCATTTCTAGTCACGGCACACAGTCTGACCCATACGAGGCTGAATGCTTTGCAAAACACTTCCAGAAAACGCTCGAAGTTTTACAGCCAAGTGAAATTTTGTGGTATGGGAAATGTCCTTCGGAATTTGACTGGAACGTCACAAAAATAAAACCATTTGAGTTTGAAAGGAGCGGTTTTCATGCCTAAAAGTGACTCCGGAAACAATAACAAACGCGGCGGAAAAGCCAGCAAAGACGGCACTATCACGGGGGGGGGGCAGCCCAAAACAATCGAGGCCCGCTACATTGAGGGCCGTGGATGGCAGCGGGGCCGCTATGACACCGAAGTGCTGGAAGCAACGACAGACGGAAAGGGCAATTTGACGTTCGGGTATGCACAGCCAGACACAAAAGAAAAGACCGCGAAAACCAACAAAACCAACTATCTGACGTACAATGTTCAGGCGGGCGCTGTTGATGGAAAGTCTTTCGGCATCAACTGGGACAAGGTACAGTCTATCAGCGGCCAGACTTACAGTATGCGCGCAGAAGCAAAAGAACACGGCCTTTCTTGGGACGGCGCCACAAAATCGTGGAAGCGTAAGAAACAGCCATGAAATTTGAATACGACATCAAATTCACAGACAACACCCCGCAGCTGCATGAGGCTCTGGATTCATGGGCGGAGCGGGTGCTTACCATCTGGGGCATGAAGGTGCAGGACTACGCCCAGCTGCTTGTACCCACCGGCACGGCAGACAGCACAGGCATCGAGGGCTATGTAGGCGGTGCGCTCAAGCAAAGCCTGACCTTTGCCGTAGACCTTGCAAAAAAGACCGTGACCATCGGGTCGAACCTAGCTTATTCTGTGTAAACATACATGCACCTTTATGTGGTAACACATATCGAAAATCGGGCAATATCGGAAAATCCCTCTTGTTCCAAACTCGAAAATGTGATATAATCGCATTAGGAGGTTGGAACAATGAAAGACAGAAAGAAAATCAAAGACTTAACAGGAAAAAAGTTCGGTATGCTGACTGTTATCGGCTTGCAAGACACCGATAGCCGGAAAACATACTGGGTTTGTCAGTGCGATTGTGGGAACATAAAAGTTGTTCGCTCTGACAGCTTGCAAAGTGGCGCTATTCGTTCATGCGGCTGCATGAAAAAGGCACAAGAAAAAATCAATCTTACAAAACATCACAGTCACAAAATGAGCGGCACTCGTATATACCATATATGGCGTGGAATGAAAGACCGCTGCTATAATGTTCACAGCCCAAGCTATTATAGATGGGGTGGACGTGGTATAACGATATGTGATGAATGGAAAGATGACTTCAGTGCTTTTTATTCATGGGCGATGGAGAATGGATATTCTGAAAATCTTACAATAGACAGAATTGACAACAACGGAAATTATGAACCGAGTAATTGCCGTTGGGCCACGATAGAAGAACAAAGTCGAAATAGGCAATCTAATGTTGTAATCCAAATTGGCAACTCAAAAAGAACACTTAAAGAATGGTGCGAAATTTTTGAGTTGGAATATGGGACGATATTGGAAAGATACCACAATAACGGCTTTGAAAGTATAGATGACCTGTTTAATTGATGGGCAATTCCGAGATAAGCTGAATCATCATCAGCCATCGTAGAGCGTAGAGGTTGAGCGATAAGAGAGCAATAACACCTCCAAGAGCGCCCGACATCCTGCAAAGGATGATAATGTACGCCGAACTTACAGGATAGCAAACTGTAAGAGGTAAAGGATAAAAAGCCTTTACGATAACATTTTGATGTTGAGCTGGGAACGGGTATCTTTGCCGAGAAGGGCAACGGACGCAAAACGCCGTGGGTCTGGAAAGATTTCAACGGAAAATGGCACTTTACCCGGGGCATGGCCCCACGCTCATTCCTCCGACCGGCGGTGGAAGATCACATTGATGAGCTGCGAGAAATCGCAGCGGAAGAAGGAAACAAGGAGGCTTAAACATGAGCATTTTCGACTATGACGATAAAGAACTCTATAAAGTTGCCGTAAAAGTGGATAAGGTTCTTAGAGAACACCTTTCAAAGGAAGAATTGGAAATTGTGAGTGCATATCTTCTTACAATGAACAAATTTGCGGAGATTGCAGCCGCAAAAGAAGAAAAATTTGCAAAAGAAGCGTTGGACGAGCTTTTTGAAAAGGTGGATAAAAAACATGGATAACATTGTTTACACCGCTACGGTTGAAGGACTTACGTTTGAAGACATCAAAAAAATTCAAGAAATGTTTGAACGGAACAGCGACCCACGCGTTGACATTTCTCCATATTACCAGCAGGAGATAAAAGAACGGATTCTTTTGGTTGAAATGCAGAAAGCAAGAGAACATCTTCAGGAACTTTGCGATAATGCGTATGGAAAAGGAAATCGCGTTATTATGGTATCTTCTCAGAAATTAATTTAATACTCAGCGGTTGGCGCACAGCGTCAGCCGCTTTTTTATGCCGCTTTAGCTCAGGTTGGCAGAGCACCGAATTTGTAATCCGGGGGCCGTGGGTTCAAGCCCCACAGGCGGCACCACACCGGCAGCACGTCCGGCAAATAAACCTTATTGCCAAGCATGGCAGCCCGAGCAAGGGCAGAAAGGACTATCACATGGCACTTGAGAGAAAAGACCTCCGCGCGATTCTGGAGGATGAGACTGTGGACGTCAGCGGCAAGATGAAGAAGATTCTGGACATGCTGCACACCGAAACGGACGCTCTTCAGAACCAGCTGGATGACGCCAAGGCCGAGACCGCCAAGGCCGAGAAGGAGCGGGACGCCGCTGCCAACGGCAAGACCGTTGCTGAAAAGGCTTTGACCGACTACAAGGCCCAGCAGACCCAGAAGGACACCCACGCAGCCAAGGAAGCCAAGTTCCGGGAGCTGCTGAAGACCGCCGGGGTGCTGGACAAGTACGCAGACCGCGTTGTGCGGCTGTCCGGCGAGGACATCGACAAGCTGGAGCTGGACGAAAAGGGCAACGTCAAGGACGCCAAGAAGCACACTGACAGCCTGAAAGCTGATTGGAGCGATTTCGTAGGCACTACGACCACCACCGGCGCGAAGGTGGACACCCCGCCCACCAGTTACGCCGGAACTTCTCCCGAGGATTTCAAAAAGATGAGCCTTGATGACCGCATCAAGCTCAAGAACAGCAACCCCGAGCTGTACCAGCAGC